CCCTTATCAATTAAAATCAAAAATAATCTAGTAGAATCATTATACATCAATCAACTAAAATCAAAACTAATCATGTCTTCTTTTAAACCGAATTTATCCATGAAACTTTCATCTATATTTAATATGACTCCCGAAGGTGATCTTGATGAACTTGTTTGATAAACTCTGTCATACAATGATATTAGAGAAAACATGACATTTCTTAAAGAATCCCCTTTGAAGGAACCTCGGATCTGCATCAGAGTTTGCCGGTTTATTTTCATATCTTGTAATATCATCCTGCAAATTACATCATATTTGATGTTTTTAATGATGAAATATAATTTCCTTGATTGGTGTAATTTTACTTCTGTTTTCATTGAGTATATGACATCAGATTTTGTCAAAAAATCCACAATTTTGTCCATTTCATTGATTTCTTCACCAAGAATTTCCTTCATATCTTCAGCTGTCACTTCCACTTGCATCATAGCTTGGAAGAATGTTGTAGCAAAATCTGGAGTGACATCTTGGATTGACACATCATTAGCAAAATCTTCCAATATCCTGGTTTGCCATTGATCACCTAATTTGAGCCTTTCTTTTGTCATCTCTGTTATTTCTGGTCGCTCCACATCAAGATTATCCAACAACTCCAGACATTCAGCCCTGGATTTGTACAACATGTTATAATTCATAGTAAAGGCATTGAATTGGCAAAGTTTTTTGAATTGAAGACCAAAAACTCTAAAGTCATATTGCTCATCTGGATCAAATGAACATGCCAGTAGGCCTGTGTCAATGGAATAGATTTGATAACCATCTTGGTCATTAAGTATCATTCTGTCTTCATTAATTTCCAATTGACAATTCTTCAGGCTCAGCTCATAATGTTGTTTTAATTCTTCTATAGCAAATCCCTCACCAATTGTGGGGATGACTCTCTCATTATCCATCACCCATGATCCTCTACCACATTTTGAAAGGAAGATTTTAACATCCATCCTCATAATTTGTGCAGCTTCTTCAATGAAACTATACAACATCTGTGGATCAGATAGGTGCATTTTACCAAGATAGAACCTTTGAGATGATTCATCAAAGAAACAGTTCATCCGTCTATGACCCATGAACAAGGTGAAATCACAATCACCATGATACATACCATTTTGATCTCTTCTCTGCCTGATATCCCAAACATGAATGATGGTAGACACTTTGTCGGACCATTCTTCAATTTTGTTCATAAATCCATTTGATATTGCAACCATAAAGACTCTTTTTTTGACTTGTCTACTAATTCCTGGGTCTTGAAAGAAACTAATTAATTCTTCTTCTAATACATCTTGCCACATATTGGGCCCTACTTTAGATTCAGCAAATTCAGAGAGCACTGTGTGATTATAAGAACAGTAAATTTTATCAAATGATGTTTCTCTTCTTTTGAACCCTGCTGAAGATGTGATAATGCCAGATGATGGATTACTGCTGTTTTGGGTCAACAACATTTCATAACTTCTTGATATTTCTTGAGACCCAAGCCCAAATATAACGCCTTTAAAAACTCTCTCTCTTAGTGAAAATAATCGGAGAATGAGAAGCAACACAGCCTTTATTTTATCTTTGGGATCATCCATTGGAAATTGATTTAGTGTTTCTTGAAAAGAATCTTTGATCATTGGATAAAAGCTTTGGATGATAGCAAAATCTCTATTAACCTTTGATTCCAAATGCTGTGGAATCATTTTCCCTAGCCATCTATATGACAACAAATCAGTGACAGTTTGAGTCAACTTGGTGTGTATTTTATGGGTAACTAAAGTTTGAATTGTTTGTATCTCAAAAGGATTCCTAGCATAAAAATTGAGGTTAAACTCATCATTTTTGATGAAAATGTCATAATCCACATGTTTTGGGTATAAGAACTTTAATTGTTGATCAATTGACTCAAAAGAGCTCTCAAGATTGATCATCTTCTTTATACATTCTGAATATGTCATTTTTTCTATGCTTCCATTGGGGACATAAAAAGCATTTGCACTAACACTTGCACTCACTCTTCCATAAAAAATACTAGAAGCAAGATTTTTTAATGCTTCTTTAGACCCAACTGTATAAAGCTTGTGAGTTGTTTTAAACATCACATCTTCAAGAGTTTTGGGTTTTGTGATTATAATGAGAGGGTTCTGCTCAATTATCAAAGACACTTGTTCTTGTGTCATATTAGCAATGGATCTGATCCTTTCTAACTGACGTACTGGCCCAATCGCAGCTTCAATCCTCAACAATCCTCCTAGAACAGTGTCACCATCTTCATATTCTGCTAATGTATTTATTAAATCACCCTTCATTATCTTGTGGGCACTAATAAATAATTTTTTTGCATTTGGGGTTAAACTCACCCAATTTTGTTTGAATAATTTGTAATTGTAATATTCAGGTCCGAAGATAACCATCAAAGCAGGATTAAAAATTGGGAAGTGTCCGATATGGTATGGTGCTAGATTAACCCCAAAGTTTTCTAAATTATTGACTCCGCCTTGATGAACATGATACATTGATTCACAATATCGTTTATTACAAAGTGAAGAAATCATATAAAGATCTAACCCACCACCATTCTCCACAATTTGTCTAGAACTTGAATAAGACTCTTTAACCATCCTATAAAAAGAATCAGTGTTAACTGGATGGACTGATGACAAACAGAATTTGAATAAAGTTGGCATAAAGGTCATGTTACTGATGAACAGTGAGTTGAATTCTCCAACAAATGGATTGATGCTTGATTTAACATTTGATGTCCTGCAATTAAACAATAATTCGGAGATTCTTTGAGCTTGTAAAAATAATCTCAATTTGAATTTTATGAATTTTGATGTGTCATTACTATATAGTTCTGGACAAAACATGGTATAAGAGTCATCAGAAGATAATATATCTTCGTGATCTTCATGATTCAAATTATACCTCATGCAAAGTTTTTTGTATAATTGATCTCTAAAGGTGATCAAACATAAGTGTAACAATGATGAGGTATAGTGCAATATACCCTGACCCATATTTGACTCGTTCTTCATTGTCAGCTGTCTGTCTTTTAAGAACTTCAGCTTCAAAGATCTAAGTTGAGGGTATGATTCATCATGTTTATCCTCTAAATCATTGTACCATGATTTCACTAATCTCTCAGGGAGGACACAATCTTTATTTTGGTGTCTGATTAGCAAGTCAACAAAAAAAGAAAACAAGCCTGGTATTTTGTTCTTAAAACAAGTGAATAGGTATATAAATTGAATAGGAACAAAACTAGGACCCCACTTGGACTTATCAAATGTCAAATGAATAGGAGCTCTTAAACCAGAAAGTTTTTTTGAATTATACAACATTGCTTTCAATGATTCATTTTTTGTAACACCATGTGTGAGAGATTCTCTTTTGTCAAAAAAACATACATTTCTGGAGAAAGTTTCTAACACATTAATGCGTATTCTGTTGGTTATGGGTAAAATTAATATTTCTCTCACTCCTCCAATTTGGTTTTTCTTAAAAACATGATAAAATGTTTTTTCTTCTTTGTATTTCTTGACAACATCATATGATGTGAATAAACCTTCATTCAGCAGTGATATAACTCCTTCAATACACCTTCTTCTTGAATTTTGTGTAACCTGATTAGGATCATATCTCTCTCTATCTATTACAGAAGATGATTTAAACGTGGCATACTCATCAAGAGTTTTATTCATATTCTTTTTTTCTGCAGCTAGTGTTAAGTGATCAGCAACTTCATCTCCAAGGTGTGATCTAAGTAATTTAGAACCAATCTCAATAGCCTTCCTTGAGAATTGGTGTGCTTTAGGTTTGTCAATAATCAATTTAGCAAACTCAATATCACTCATGTCGTTTCTGTATCCAAGATGGTTGTTTAATCTTTTCACTTCAACAAAATTTTCTTCTCCCTCAATAATCTTATCTAAAATCTGAAAACTTGCATGAGTGGGGTCATCTTGATTTTTGTTAAACAACATAGTGAAATACATTTCACTTAATATTTGGGAAAAGTCAGCAGGCCCACTAGGATCTGAAACAATTGGATGAGGCAATAATATAACTGATCCACCTAGACTATCCAGAAATGTGTGTGTCTTGTGATCATATTTCACCATCCCAAATCTCACACTGTTGTTTATGTCCCATTTAAGCATTTGTTCATAATAGATAATTGATCGTCTCAATAGATAAAGTTGTAATGGAGATCTAATGGCCTCAGACATCTTGTCGAACACTGATTTGTATTTTGGATAAATTGAGATGCTACTCATCACAAGATATCTGATATTTTGTAACATCTTGGAAGTTGATCTTTTATCTTCTAGATAAATTAGAATGATTAGTCCTAATGTGTTTGTCCTGTCAGAGTTGACTTCCTGTAAGAGAGAAAAAATTGGTTTGTCTTTCTCCTTTTCTGAAGTTTTGTCAAAAGCATCCAGATCAGACTTGGTCTTGTATTTTTGGACAATAACTGAATAATATGCCATAATGATCTTATCATAGCATCTGATGTAGTGGTCTAATCTGTGGACATCAACAGACAACCAATCAGAGTATGAGACTTTTTTGTCTCTATAAACCTTCTTAAACAGCCAATGATTGCAAAAAGGATTATCTAGCAACTTTTCATTATCAACAATGATCTTAAACCAAGAAATGTTTGGCATTTCACCACTACGTAATTTAGGGCCTGGGTAAATCAAAATAAAAACACCATCACATCCAGTCGGCTTAAAAACATATTTGTGTCTTCTGTCATATCTCATCGCATTAATGTTTATTTCTCTATAAATTGACTGACAGAATTTGACATATTGTAAACCTGGACCATCAATTTTTGACAGCAAATCCATGTCATTAGTAAAATCACCTGTAGTTTTAACAACATTTTTTTGAGAGAAAAAGAAACTCAAACTTTCAATTTCCTCAACATTAACAAAGGGACTAAGACTATAACCATTATATCTTGAACTGGTTTCTTTGTGTTTGGTAGAACCTTTATTAATGTATTTTTTTCTATTTGGTCCATCCAAAGCTATTTCTGCTTGCACCTCCTTAGATAATGTGGGAATGAATAGATAATCATTGTTGTTCAATTCGTCTCTTCTCTTTATGAGATCATTGTAGAATCTATTTAAGAAATCACCTAATTCAGAGATTACAGGATTCATGCTTTGTTGCATCATGCTTGATATTGCAATGAGATCATATATGTCATTATTTGTATCACGGACAGATGAATCAGTTATGTCAACAGACATTAGTGGAAATGGTAATGATCTCTTTAGTTCTGAACTATTAGATTTATTGTGTAGCTCTTGATAGAAAACATCAACATCAAATCTTTCCTTTTCACAGAGTGGATTTTCTATTTTAGTACACTCATCAACACAAAAATCAATAAAATGATCATCAGACAAATCAATGGATGGACTTGTCTGAGAAAACAAGACATCTTTTAAATCTTCCAGTGTATGAAAGCACTTGTTTTTAAACTCTTCATGAGTTTTGATCACATCATCAGCAGAAAATGTCAGTTTTTGACTGGATTCTGATGTTTCATAGAATGTCATATACCACCGCTGGCCATCTGTGGTCCTGTGAATTAGATGTAGAAGGGAGAATGCATTTTTGCAGACAATAGATATAAAATCCAAAATAACATCATCCAATCCCAGTTGAATCAAATCATCTCGATTGATATACACATTTTGAGGATGTATAACAAAAATCTTAAAATCCAATTTATATCCGGCTTTAAAAAGTACATCACACAGGAGAGCATATTTTGATGCTTTACGATTCCTGGCCCTCACATCTTGAGAAACAGTGACTTCAATCATTTTGACAGTGTCACCAACCACTGTAAAAAAATCAGGGGTTTGTTTCTTGACTTCATCATAATATTGTCTTGTGTCTAAGAAGATATCTTGAGATCTCAATACCTCATCAACCGTCTTTTCTCCAAAAGGAATGTTCAATTTTTCACAAATAGCCGCATGGATTAAGTCATGTCTGATTTTGTAAATGGATGAATATTCCTCATAAGTTTTGATTTCTGTGATGTTTGTTGGAGACTCACCAACCAACTGATCAATGATTTGGATGTTTCCTTGGATTTGTGAAATACCGGTGATGCTTGAAGCAATTGACATTTTGCAAATTTGATTTTGATTTAAATTTGATAAGGGGACA